GTATGACGCTGCGATGGGTGCCTGGTTGGAACGGACTGACCGAACCTGAAGCAGTGTCTTATGTCGCTGCTGTGGAGGCAGCCGATGGACAGGAGCTGGAATTTGGTGTAGCCAAGGCGATCAATGATTTTGTCCTTGGCTGCAAAAATGATGGTATCTGGGATGCGATTAAGGCGTGTTGCATCCTTGCAGGTGCTAGGACATTAGATGGTGCGCTGGTTCCGCTTGTAGGGACTGCGCCGACAAACTTTAACTTTGTCTCTGGTGATTACAACCGTGAGACAGGGCTGGTTGGCGATGGGAGTACGAAGTATTTGGATAGCAACAGGAATAATAATGCTGATCCGCAGAATAGCAAGCATATTTCGTGTTTTGCATCAACATTACCCACGTCTGGAAGCGGTCAATATCCTAGAATAATTACCTCGGGCGACAGCGCTGGAAACGACTCTTTTATACACAGATTGAACAATAATGGAAATTTACTTGTAAATGTGAATGATTCTGGAACAAATACTGTAAGTCCATCAATAGGCTTCTTGGGTGTCAGCCGTAGCATTTCCACATCATATTTTTTTAGAGGTGGTGGATCAACCCAAACACTTGCAAATTCTTCCAATGTACCAAGGAACGCGGATATTGGGATTTTTGCATCTACCGATGCCCAGCAACCGGCAAACGCCCGCCTCGCCTTCTACTCCATCGGCGAAGCCCTAGATCTCGCCGCCCTTGACACTCGTGTCACACGCCTTATGAACCTCATTACCTATACACAAACCGCAGGTCTTCCCGATCTTTCTACGATGGATATGGATGCCGCAGCATATATAGGTGGTGCGTATCGTGCTGGAGGTACATTATCATGACACAAGCCATAGACCTTGCAAATGCAATCAACAGCTTTGTTGTTGGCTGTAAGCAAGATGGCATCTGGGATCCCATCAAAGCATGTTGCATCATGGCAGCGTGGGATGGACTGAATGGTGCGTTGTATCCGTTGAAGGGAACTGCTCCTACGAACTACAACTTTGTGGCGGGGGATTATGACCGTGAGACGGGATTAAAGGGGGATGGCAGTACGAAGTATTTGGATAGCAACCGCAATAACAATGCTGATCCGCAAGATAACAGACATGTCGCCAGCTACGTTGGGCAAATCCCTCTGTCTCCAAATAACGGTTTCTTGATCTCTAGTGGTTCATATCTCGCGACTGGGTCTACTTATATATTCAAAGGAAATCCAAGCTTTAATTATACGTCTGCCACAATTGCCGGTGGTGTCGAAATTGGCCCGAAAGCGGGAGGTTCTAACGCATCAGGGCTGTACGGAGTCAGTCGTAGCTCAAGCTCATCAGCGACTTTTACATTTAACAAAAGCTCAGTAGATTACGTCTCAACTTCACAAACACCATCGTCTTCAACCATCAGACTTTTTTCTGATGGGACCGCTTTGTTTTCCAGCGCCCGCATCGCTTTCTACTCCATCGGCGAATCCCTAGACCTCGCCCTACTTGACACCCGCGTGTCTAACCTAATCACCGCTATCGGAGCAGCTATACCATGACCTACATACAAGTTTCCAACACTACGACTGCTGGGGAGGTGATGTCATGAGCCCGATTTATGTGCCGGGGAAGGTGACGTTGCGTGGACCTACCGTCGCTCCATTACTGTTGGATTCCTACTCAGGTGCCGCTGCTGCATACAGCCTTCGCCAACTGAGCTGGGCTTATGGTGGTCCGGCTGTAAGAGTCCGCCGCTCCAATGACAACGCCGAGCAGGATTTCACTGCCGCAGAGGTGAGTGATGGAACACTTGCTGCGTGGGTTGGTGCTGGAAACGACGGTTTCGTGAGGACGTGGTACGACCAATCCAGTAACGGCAATAACGCCACTCAATCAACTGCGGCAACCCAGCCCACCATTGTGAGCAATGGGTCGCTTGTAACCGAAGGAGGAAAGCCTGCCATTAACTTCAATAGCAATGTTCTGCAAAGAATTGGCAACAGTCTATCGTTCCCAGTATTTACTTTTTCGGTTGTAAAAAGCACGGGTAACGGGATCCGCGCTTACTTAGGAAGTGGGGCAAATCAGCTAGCATTTGGCCAACAACAGGGAGGTTCATTTGCACCAGTAAACAGCTTCTGGGCTTGGGCGCCAAGCCAAGCATCTACCTTTGGACTACTTAATTCATATAATACAAACCGCAACCTCCACTCATACTGGATTCCAAATGCAACAGAAAGCGAATGGAAATGGTATCTAAATAGTGTTGAGTCCGGTTCACCAGGTTTAACCAGTGGCGCACCTACCGGCGCCTCCTTGACTTTTATTGGGTATAACGGATCAAGCGCTGAATACTGGCAAGGCCCAATTCAAGAAATCCTGGTCTATCAAACCGATCAGTCAATCAACCGCGCCGCCATTGAGTCCAACATCAACGCCCACTACAGCATCTACCCATGACCTACACAAACCACGACCTATTAGTCACTGCCACTACTATGCCGAATTGTAGAAAGTTATCGGCGTATTACCAATCTATCGTCGTATTACCAATCTATCGCCATTCGGAGGTGTTGCGATGAGCTGGACTATTACGGGGCAAAGCGTTAACGCACCATTGCTAGATATTTATTCAGGTGCTGCTGCTGCCTACAGTTTGCGCCAACTACAAAGCGGCTCATATCCAGTAGTCCGCGTCCGCCGCTCCAGCGACAATACCGAGAGCGACTTTACTGCCACTGAGGTGAGTGACGGAACGCTTGCTGCGTGGGTTGGTGCTGGGAACGACGGTTTTGTGCGGACGTGGTACGACCAGAGTGGGAATAATAAGCACCTTGACCAATCAGTAATATCTAGTCAGCCCCAAATTGTAGACACAGGGCAAATTGTTGAAGCCTTTTCTCGACCGTGCATTAAAACAGATGGTTCCGATGACTCAATGAGCGCAGTCTTTTCCTCTGCCGAGTTGTCATCCGTTTCTTTTGTTTCGGTAGTCACCGGGTTGTCCGGTTCAAACTTCATTAACGTGTCAGCCGATAGTATAAATAATGGACTTTTCTTTCTACGTAGTGATGCGTTTGACGAACGGCTGCCAAATAATAGAGCCGCTAGCAGCTCGTATCCTGGGGATGGACTGCTTTCTATGTACCAAGGTTCAGGCACTTATGCAACATACTATAATTCAATTCAGCAGACCAGTTTTAGCACTACAGCAGTTTACAAAAAACTATATCTGGCAGTGCAAGCGAACGGGGGAAATTACGGCTCTGCGTTGATTAATGAAATCGTCCTCTACCCTTCTGACCAATCCACCAACCGCGTCGCTATCGAAGCCAACATCAACGCCCACTACAGCATCTTCTAGCCGCCCTCGTAGTGTCCCCGACTACTCACCGAGCAAGTTACCGAGCAAGTACCGAGCAAGTAGTGGAAGCGACTAAGAAGGTGGTGCTACGTTTTCCCAAGGACTCGGTTCGATCGTGGGCGCAGGTGTTTTAGGTATCGCCGCAGCAGCTTGTTGAAGTTGGATGTACTGTAAGGCTTGTTTATGCTGTGTTAACTCTGCGTTTAACTGTTGCGTCTGTGCTTCCGCCCATTTGCGGGCGTTTATTGTCAGTTCGTCAAGTGCCGATTGTGAATGCGGGAACGCGAAAACCACACCAGCCCCTTGTTTGACGGTAATTTTTTGACCGTTTGTGTTTTCCGCAAGTCCGGTTAGGAACGCGTGAGCTTGATCTCCTGGAATGTTGGCCAAGATCCCAAGTTGCATCGGGTCGACAACACCGCGATTAGCTTCGTATAAAGCCGTGAAGCACGCAGTAACCCTGGTTGCTGCTTCTTCGTTTCGCTTTTGTCTGATAGCTCGTTCGCGACCAATACCAGCGCCCCCAATGAGACCGCCACCAAAAGCAAGGGCGGCACCCAGCTGCTGAGGCGCCGTGGCAATGGCTGCAACACCGATACCGATGGTTCCAGCGACAGCCAGAGTGAGATTAGGATTCAGGCGCAGGGTCATGTTTTCTAAAAGCAGCGTCCCATTTAGTTGTTGTCGGATCCTGTGCGTACTCAACCGGTGAAGGTAGGCGCTCGGGACCAGTTGAAGCTCGATCGGATTTTAGATCAAAAGCTTTGAGTCGTAAGCCCTTAAGGCTAGGAATTCCATCTTTCATGACAAGAGTTACACCGGGCAGCTTCAAGATGTTTGTGGCAGCCTCTTTCGTCCTCTCCACAAAGCGGTGTTTTGCCGCCGCTTTGTACCCACATGACTTACAGAAGTTTGCATAGCTCGGATACAACGCACCATATGCGTTCGCGATGTATAGACCTTTTTCCGATTCTTCGATCGAGGGCTTTCGCGCACCATGACCAATTGGCGTGGTGCTGTGAGGCGCGTAAAGACAGCAGTCGTTCAGCCAAGCAACAAATTGATTGTTGAACATCAGGGCTTCGATGTTGGTCGCATTCAGAGATGGAACGTGCTTGGTTGGGTTTGCGAGCACGTCTTTCATCTGGTCGTATCCCATGTCGAGCGCCCAGCTCACAATCCCCGACATCTCTTCGGCAAAAGCGCCCTCGATGTGGTCGTCGTAAACGGAGATAAGTTCCTTTCTGCTGCTCGGGGGGA